ATGGTATTTGAACATAATTTATTATTATCAATCTCATACATAGAATCTTTTAAATATTCATCATTGATAAAAATATCATGCATACAATCACTAGCTACATTTAATAAATATTTGGTAGTTGTATTATCAATAACAACAAAATAAGGTATGGTATAATAATACCCGTGTGTATTTTCATCAATATTTAAATTATGTTTTTTTATAGATTCATTTTTATGGTCATCAACATACAATAATTTAAAATCAAATTGTAATTTTAAATTATTAATTTTTTCTAATAATATATTAATCGATGTTATATTATTAACTGTTAAACATTTTTGTGATATATACTTCGAATTAAATTTAAAAAACCATGAATCTTCTGAAAGAAGTTCATTAAAATTATTTTCATATATAATGGTGTTTAAAGTAATCATATCAATCAAACAATCCCTTTCTACCATGAAAAGCAAATGGTTCAATTCCCATGGTTTCTGGTAATTGAGTTTCGTGTGAAAAATATTTAGCAACATCTATATCTGCAAATTTAATACCGTGTTCTTTATATATATGTCTATAATTTACACAAATAAAACCGTCTTCGTTATAATAGCCATGAAATGGTTTCCATTCTAAATTTAATTTTACAGGTAAATCTATTAATTTTTTACTTCGTAATGATACACTATTACCAACTCTTATAATTTCACCATTTATATCTCTATAAGAAAAATCATCCATCGGCAACGGCCAAGGCGCTCCAATATAATCATATTCAAAAAACTCTGGTCTCCAAGATTTAGGATTTATAATAAAACCATCATCATGAATAAGTATAGCAAATTTGGTATCTATATGCTTCCCAAGTTTATAGATAATTGAATAATTCCAATCATCTATATTAGACATTTTCTCAGTATATTCATGGATAATATCACTAGGAAGATCATCTGGTTTAATATCTGAAATAATTTTTATAGCTCCAAATTTTATATCTCTAGAACTATATTGCAATGCTTTTATAGTTTGAGGTATTTTCACAGATGTCATCGCTATAAGCGTTACATTTGATAAATCTAACATAAATTTATTTTATCATGTGTTGATATTTTTGCAAATTATTTAAAATATATTCTGGATAAGATGAATCAATCTCAACTTTCGTCAAAGATCCTCTAAAAAATGGATCTATATTATTTTCTATGTTTTTATCAACATTATCTATATATTCTGAAGTATTCAATTCTTGATGTGAATACGATTTAATTTTCAATTTAACTTGTTCAGAACCTCCCATGAAACTAAAATGCCACCCACCTTCAGAAATTTCGCAATTTTGTTGCGCTCTTAATTTATTGAATGAATATTTTTTTAAGTTTTTATATAACCCCATTCTAGAACCTTTCCATGAAGTTTCTTTCAATAGATTTATATAATAATAATAAGTCTTTTGATTAAATGTAAAAAATTCATAATCTTTGATAAACTTATCGACTTTTTCTAAAACTTTAGGATTTGGAATTTCATCACAATCAGATAATATTACAATATCATCATCTTCACAATTTTCTAAACCTCTTCTGAGAGATTCTTTTTGAAAAAAATCTCTACCGAAATGACTTTCTGTTATTTTATTAAACAGAGTTGTTTCATTTATAAATGAATGAATATCATTAACGCATTCTTCATCGAATGTATTTACGTTTGATGAAATTGGAAGATTGGAAAAATTTGTAGGAATATCATCAATTTTCAAATGAATAATCTTATGTAAGAATTTTGAAAATCTATGTTTATTATTTTCAAAAATATATTCTTTATTAATTCCGCTGTGTGTTACGGAAGCTTCACAAATAACAAAATAATCAACATAAGAATCTAAAACATTTAATCTTAATTCAAGTAAATCCAATTCATTAAAAAAAATAAAACAGTCGTAAATTTTTCTCATATTTATATGATATTATGTTTTTTATAAAATTCAGTTGCTTCAATTAAACAATCATCATAATTGAATAATTTACCTTCTCTATCCATAAAAGTAAATCCTCTTGTATACGAATTACCAAGAGCCCAATACCCATTGCTGACATTATGTCTAGCCCAATATTTAGGAGCTATAATTTTTTTGGATTTTTTGTTTAACCAAGCAGCCCACCATCCAAATGATGAATTTGAAATTATCAACCAATGAGCTTGATTAACTACATAAAAATCAAAACCTACATCAATATGCAACGTTTGAATATCAAACGGCATATATTCTTTACACAGCTCAGGATCATCAGTTATTGCTAAAAAAACCATAAATGGATTGATTGCTAACATATGATTGATAGCATCTTTCCAATATTCTTTTCTCAACAAGCATGTGGAAATTCCTCTATATTCACCTCCTCTGAAATTAATAATGCATAAATTTTCATCCAATTCAATACCTAATTCTTTTAATTTATTATCATATTGATTTTTATATTCTGGTTTTATAGAAAACCATTTTTCAACATCGGACTTTCTATCTATTAGATAATCTTCACATTGAAACAATCCACCATATGCACCATTTTCTCCTAATAGTACCGTGTTATCTTCAATATCATAGATTCTTTTGTCCAACATCGCGATGTTAACTATATCCACATGTTGTATATGAATCCATCTTTCATGAAATGAATTAATTATACCATCAACAGGTTTTCCATAATCAATCTCCATGAATTTCATTTGGCTTTTACCATTAAAATAATCATGGCTTGGTGTTGAATTTATACCCCAATCATAACCTTTATGTTCGGCTATCATTCTACATACAGCGTATTGCCACATGTGATTTCCTAAATTACCAGTTAAATTGGTTGTTATCATTTAAATTAAAATTATAAATTTTATTGTTTTTCTATAATAATTAGAAAATTATCGTATTGAGGTTGACCTCTATCATATCTCAAATCAGCTGTAATTATTCTATAATTATCATCAACCAACTTTCCTATTTCTTCTATCCATCCCTCTGGGTGCTGACAATCTTCTATAATTAAAACACCGCCATCGTTAAGTTTTGATAGATAATTGGAAACTGTAAATAGAACATCACTCAAAAAATGACTTCCATCATCTATAATAATATCAAAAGTTAAATTACTTAAAATTTTTGTAACATTATCAGATTTAATATCATCAAATATATAATTAAAATCCTCTCGTCTATATTCTGGTAAAATACAATCTACTATATCTACACCATAAATGTTAGAATTTTCAAAGTAATCTTTCCATGCCAGCATACTACCACCCTTTTGAATTCCAATTTCTAATATATTGAAATTTGATTTTCTATCAAATTTTTCAAATATTTTATCATATGATTTTCCATATGTGTGACCCCTAAGATGATCTGAAGGATATAAAGATCCTTCATTTTTATCACTTTGATATTTTAAAAATAACTCAGATATTTTCATTATATTTTAATTTAATATAATTGGTTTCTTTGTCAATTAAAGCTTGATTGATTGATGTTTCTGTAGTTTGTCCACTCCATGTTGTAACTGTAGCTATAGGGTCATTACATTTTAAAATTGTAGGATGACCATATTTTATCATCATTCTGTGATAAAATTCTATATCCATAAACCATAATAAATTTTCATCGAAATAATTATTATCATTCAAAAAAGCCGTCACTGTTGGAGGTCCAATTGTGTTAATTCCTTCTAAAATTCTATCATTATAGAAAGGAGTTCTTTGATTATAAAATGAATCTGTCGAAAGATCTGAATGAGTATATTCATGAGCTATCCATGGGGAATTCAAATTATCCAAAATAGCTTTTAGAGAATTTGAAGAATTTAAAAAATCATCTTGAAATAATGGTTTTATATATTCCCCAGAACTCTGTCTAATACAACTATTAATATTTCCAGACATTGAACCTCTGCATTCTTCATTTTTATAATATTTTAAATTTATATTGTTATACTTATCGCAGCATTTTTTTATATCATCATTTATAGAATGATCAGATATTACAATTTCAATTTCAGAAAAATCTACATTTTGATTTTTAATAATGTTTAAAGATTTTTCTAAAAATTCAACACCCTTACCACTCATTTCATAACATGGAATGGCAACTGATAATTTGGGTCGTTTTTTTAAATTCATTTATTATTTCTGTATAATAAATTTAAATTATTTTGATAGTATTTATTCTCAGTTCTTATAGTATTATCATGATCAATATGCCAACATATCGCATCAGGGGAACTGATACCAGCTACTTTATTTTTCTGGCCTGATCTAGTATAAATATCAACATCTTCACATCCCCAACCGATAAAATTAACGTTGTATCCTTCAATTTTATTAAATGCTTCTTTAGACATCATGTGCATCCCTCCAACGGAGTGATCGTGTCCAACTGCCATATATTCATTGTCATAACCTATATGACGTTCTAATAATAATGATTCTAATTTATTAAATTCAAAATTTACTAATAAATCTCTATGTGGTTTTTTAACACCTACAAATAATCCGTTGTATGGATAAACATGATCCAACTCTCCAGTTATAATTAATTTTTGAGCATGTTGTAAACATTCTGGCTTTACCAAAACATCAGTATCATAAAAACACAACACTTTACCGTTTGCTATTTTTGCAATTTTATTGAAACATAAAGTTCTTTGATAAACATCATCATTTTTAAAAAAACCTATAGATATTTTTGGATATTTTTCTTTAAGATTTTTTAATTCATTATCAAGTTCAGAATCATCATTAATTATGAATAATTCTTTATAATCAATATAAGTATCGAAATAATTTAAAATACATTTAAGATTGAAAATTCTATCATCGGAATCTCTTCTAAAATGTATTATGAATGATGTTTCAGTTAAATTATACTTCGATTTTTGTAAAGTCTGATCTGTATATGTCATAATGATGTGCTAAATTATTAAACCATTTATTTGGAACAATTATATTATTTTTTTCTACACCTAATAAAGATGCCCACCAAGAAAATGATGAATTGCTGCATACTATATTTGTATGCAGACTCATCAAAGTCAAGTCTTCTAATTCCGAATGTGATATTATCAAATTGAATTTTTGATTTTTAAATTCATTACATATGATGTTAGGAGAATCAGTAAAAACATTTATTTGATAATCTTTAAATGCTTCAAATTGTTTATTAAAATAATCAGTATTACACACATTATATATATGAGAATAACTAATATAATCTCCTCTTCTTATGTGAAATGCTACATTCTTTTCTTGTATAAAAGAACTATCGAGATTTGGAAAACTTAAAGAATTTACAAATTCATCTTTATGTTCTATGAAATATTTATCAGATTGAAAATAGCCATGAAACGACACATCGCCATCGTGATATGGAAGTTCTTTATAAATTAAACTTTCTTCTTCAATTATTGTAGTTTTTGGAGTAGAATATAAATGGTATTCAAAATTTTTAAATATTGAATCTTTATATTTTATTGGATTAACTCCTTGAGATGCGCTCCAATCTGATATATCTATATATAATTTTTTATTATATTTCTTACAATAAGAATAAGCGGCGGCTATTTGAAACAATTGATTTCCTAACCCACCTCCAACTTTTACAAAACATTTATTCATTTAAAGCAAGATTTAATATCTATATCTTTTAAATATTCTGTTTCGATATCGTATTGATTTTTTCTTTGTTGACCAATATTCCAAAGAATTTCATGTGGATGAGTTCCACCAAAATCAATATCGGTATCATCTTCTGAAGAATTATATTTTTGACAATGCCATGACATTCCTCCGTAATGTTTAAAATATTTGTTTTCTAAATCTACATCTCCAATCAGTAGATTAGATTTTTCAACATCTTCAAACATTGTAGAACCTATATCATATACTTTTATATTGTCCTCTTTGCTTTTCTTAACTCTTTCTCTATCGAAAAACTCAATTTTTTTATTTTTCAAAATTTCATAATTCATGAAACAATACCAAGGTTCCACTCTTTCATACAGATTTTTACCAGCGACATTGCCGACAACTTTACCCATAAGAGTTAAATTTGAAGATTTGAATTTTTCAAAAGCTGGGAGAAAATCTTTTAAAAATATTACATCAGAATCCACCAATAGAACATATTTAGTTTTTACTTTTTTAAAGGCTAAATTAACAGATTCACCATGCGATCCTCCTCTAAAATTATAATAAGGTATATCATTATCTGATAAAATTTTATCAGAATCTTGGGTTGTTGATGTATTCATCACAATAACCTTTGGTAACTGTGACGATGTTTCTTTTACGCTTTGCAACAGTCTTACTATCTGTATCGGCGTATTATAATTGCAAGTTATTAATGTTAAGTCCATACTTTATTTTTTATATTATTCATTTGCTAATATTTCATACGAAAAGTAGACCTATTCCAGCCCATTCTTTATCAGTTTGGTATTCTTCAAATTTAGTTGCTTTGTATTCATTTTTCAAATCTCTCCAAAACTCACCGACATAGCATCCATGTGTATGATGAAAATGTGAAATGGCAATGTCGTGAAATGCGACAGGTGTTCCTTTTTTAAGGTACGGTAAAACATTATAAAAGTCAGCTTTAACTCCTTCATATGAATGATCACCATCAATAAACACAAAATCCCAATCGAATGCTCTTACATTTTTTATTATGTTAGGATCATGGCTATCTCCTCCAAAATATTGATAACTTTCACTCGCTGGGATACTTGAAGGATCGAAACGGCATGGATTATTATTATCCACAGTTATCATATTTTTTGCAAAATTACTCAAATAATAAGTCGATCCTCCATCATAACAACCGATTTCAAAAATGTTGATTTTCTTATCTTTGTATGGTTTTACAATTGCAGTGTCAATCAACCAAAACCATTCCTCTTGGATTTGTTGAATTTTATATTTATTTTTAGCTATTTCCCAAATATTATTGTCCATATTCTTTTTTAATTTTTTTAATAGATTGTATTACTTCCTCTTCTCTAGAAAATGGAACAGCTCGTGGCACAGTTCCATGCTTCAAAAAGAAAATCTCATCAGATTTAGAGACGATTTGATTTAAATTAGGCTTGGATGAAATTGTGGATTGCTCCATACTCCAAGTTTCGTCTTCTAAATATTCCCAAGAATTTTCAATATCAGCATTATACCAAAATGGAGGATGCATGCCTTTTTTAATAATTTCATATGTATGATCTACATGTTCACATGCATTATAATATCTTTCATCAAAATATCCTGCTTTTTCTATACAAAGTTTGGAAAAATAAGAAAACGCACCAACGGCTGCTGGATATAATGGAATTTTCAAAGTTCCATAATCAATTATCATTATAGGATTTGCATTTCCACTAGGCCATGATTTGTTCATAACTCCGTGTTGAGAATAATTAAAATGCTGTATTCCTGATATTTTAGATGATTCTATATATCTTTCAAATACATTTTTATTTTTAATAAAAATATCATCCTCTATTAAAAATAGATGATCGCATCCAGATTCATGTAAATGTTTAAGAGCTATATTTTTAGACTTACCCACTCCAAGATTTTGCGGGTTATTAACCCAGTTGCTATTTAGAATAGGAAATTGAAATTTTGAAAAATCATTAATAGATTCTCCATCATTTACAACTATCAATTCATCAATAATTGATTCGCATTGATTTAATGAATCAAGTAATTTTCTAAGGTTGTTAATTCTATTATAAGTGATAATACCAACCCCTATTTTCTTATCATTTAACATTATTTTTTAAGTTTGCTAATTTCTTTCATTAAATTTATAACTTCAGCATCATCACTTTTTGCTTTAGTTTGATCAGTAAGCATTTGTTCTAATATTTGAAGATTTTCTTCACTAAACAAAGAACTATCAGGCTCGATTAATCTACCTGTATCATCAATAAATTGAGAAATATAAAAAATTCTATCATCGACGGTTTTTCCCTCTACTGGAATAATAGCTGGACAATCTTCTTTTGGATAGAAAATATCAGTTTCTAAATCATTAGAATAATGTTCATATAATTGTTTAAAAACACCATCAACTTCTTTGATATAATCAGTATTAGTATCTCTTGTGCCATTATCTAAAACTTTAATATCTGAATCATATTCTAACCAAAATATGATATCTATATCTTTCATGCTTTCTTTTACAAAAGAAATAGAAGCTGCTGTAACTTCATCGGAAACTTGTTCATAAGAATTAGCAACTAATGTATATGCTAGATTATCCCACGTGCATCTATCGAAAATTATATTATCTGTAGATTTAAATCCTTCTTGGACTTTCATCATAGAATCTAATATTAATAATTGAGTCTCTTCATTTGTTTTAGTCGAATGCTCTAAATTATGTTCTTTTAGAATATCTCTGTAAGATTTCATCGGAGTTGAATACATTGGCCATCTTCGAAGAAATGAATTTATTAATGTTGATTTGCCAGAATTTGAAGCACCGCTTATTGCTATTCTCATTCAAATATTTTACATATTTTTAATAAAAGTCAAGCCAATAGGTTATATTATTTAGTCATTTAGATCACTATCAAAAATGCAATACGGGCCTTCAATTATCAATTAAATATTAATACATGAGCACAAAAAAATCTACGCGCAAGCGTAAGGAAACCTCGTTGGATCTTGAAAAAGAATTTATCGAATCTTATAAGAAAAATTTCGATTTCGAGAAAGTTAATTTAAAAAAACACTTCCCATTTACGGAAAATCAAACCCAGTGTTACTATACAATAAACGATCCTAATACAAATATTATGTTTATTGATGGGCTCGCAGGTACAAATAAAACTTATATGTCTGTATATGCGGCTTTAGAGCATCTAAAAGAATCTAAAGTGGATCAAATAATTTATATTAGATCTGTCGTAGAAAGCTCATCTAGAAGCATGGGCGCTCTTCCTGGGGAACTTGATGAAAAATTCAGCCCTTATACCATGCCGTTAATGGATAAATTGAACGAAATTGTTGATCCAACAGTATCTCATATGTTATTAACTCAAAAATATATAAGAGCAATACCTGTAAATTTTGTCAGAGGATTAACATTCCATGATTCATTTGTTATTGTCGATGAAGCCCAAAACATGAGTAGAGGAGAATTAACAACTATTTTAACCAGATTTGGCAGAAATAGCAAATATATCGTTTGTGGAGATGCTAAACAATGCGATATTAAAGATTCAGGATTTGAAAAAATCCATCAATTATTCGATACTGAACATTCAAGAAAAAATAACATACATTGTATGAAATTTGATTCTGATGATGTTGTAAGAAGTCCTATATTAAAACATATTACGCAAGTTTTAAAGGTTTAATCACCCCCAACTTGTACCAGAAAACCAACCAGCACCTTTGTTATTTTCAATAGGTGCTGCTCTTGGTACTTTATTAGCAACACTGGTAACTTCTTCTACTGTTTCTGCTGATGTAATACTGATTTCAGGTTCTACATTCGTAGTTTCTGTAACTTCTTGTTCTGGATTTACAAGAGAAAATGATTCATCATTTGTTGCTTGAATTTCAATCTTCATAATTATATTTTAATAAATATAAACTAAATGTCAATCAGGGGTTTGAATAATTACCATTCGAATCCACTATAATATTCATTTTTCTACCTTGATTTTCAATTTCAACATTGAAATATTTCATTCTTGTTCTCGAATCAACATAACTAAGTGTTGGATTGTTTAATAAAGTTATATTTTTACTTGCCAATCCTTGTCTTATGTTTGCAGTCTCTTGAGGACTTGCATAATTAGTTTTTTGGGGTGTATTATTAGTTGTATAGCCTTGTTTATCCTCCCCAGATGATGATCCTTTGATAGCCCTGCCTAAACCAACAGCTGCTTTATATGGGTCTTTATAAAGGCTTTGTAATTCGGGAGCAACTTTACCTAATGTATAATCAACCCCTCTAGCTACTCCTCCAGCTACTTTACCGATCCCTTTCCAGAATCCTTCATTTAATAGTTCTTTCTGTGAATATTTTTTCATAAATCAACTTCTAAATTTTTATCTGCAATATTATTTATACTCACATCAATTAAAGCATCCAATTCATTTTCAATAAAGGATTTACCTATTAAAACTTTATGAGTATTTGATGATCTATTTCCTATGCTGAATGGTATATTTTCGAATGTTCGATCTCCCATTTTTAAATTGAAATTGACAACTGGTCTCTTTTCCATTTTTCCAGCCCCTATATTTATTGTTATCTGATCTATCAGTTCTTTTTCTAAAGAAATAGAATGCACTGTTGTAAATCTAACCAATTTATTCTTTTCATCTATTTCAATATCATTACCATGAAGAACATTATAAGCACCGTTACCGCTATCTATTTTTGAAGAAATTGTCCCAAGATCCTCAATATGGATATCTTCTATTAATCCAATGACATATTTCTCATAAAAAAATGATTCGAAATTATCCATTTTTAATATTCATATTCTGAATGTTCATGTGAGCCATTAGCATAATCAGCTTTAGCGCTCAATCTAAAATATACATCTGAAGTGTAATCAGCAGCTTTGGTAATTTTAGCAGCCATCCATTCTTCAAAATTAGCATCACATACCATATTTTCTAATCGTTTGGCAAATTCACAGAGTTTTTTAATTTCAGATTTGATCATTTCATTTCTTTCATGATCATCTTCATCAAGATCTTCTTCTTTGTATTCTGGTTTAACTGGTTCGGATGTATCAAATGACATTACGACATTTTTAACATCATCTAATTCTTCATCACCGTGAAAATGTTCTGCATCTTCCGAGTCATCTCCCATAGCATTAGCTACAGCAGATCCTCTCGCCTGTTCATATTCAGAAAGCTCACCGTCATCATTAAGATCTGACTTCTCAACGTCCAATCCATGGTCTTCCTTTTCTTCAGATTCATCTGAATAGTTTTGACGTTTTTGAATACTTGGGATGTTAGCGTAATTTTCCCAAATAAGTCCATTTTCTTTTAATTTGAAATTCATAGTATTATTTAATCTACTTGATCAGAAAGATCTCTAATTTGATTTGAATCAATTTGAGAACTTATCATTTTTTGAATAATTGGTAATACTTCAGCTCTTGCATTTTTAACCTCTTTATCTTTCATTTTGTAAATAAGATTATCAAGTTCTGTATTTTGTTCAGGAGTGGGTTCAAATTTTGCAGCATGTAACATTTGAAGGATATAATCATTTTCAGACTCTGCTGTGAATGGTAATTCTTGAGCAACTGGCTCTTGAGTAACATCATTAACGTCAACAGCAGCATCGGCTGTTGGTTGAACATCCATTTCTCCTTGTTCTTTGAGAATTTGGGAATATTTATTTATGAGTTGGAGTGTTTTACTTTTCATAAAGATGGAGTTTTAAAACTTTTCAATTGTTCAGTTTTCTTCAAATATGAAGGAAGTACTTTATTTGCCAATCCTTTAACTACAGACATTCTTGCCTGTTTAGCTTTATTAGCTTTTGGGTCTATGTCAGCTAAAGAATCTACAACAGTTTCAGCTTCTCCATCTTCCTCAGATGGTTTTGTATTGACTACATCTTTAACTTCCACAACAAAAACTTTATTCATATCTTCTTTATCATGAACATAAAAAGTGTTAGTTGATTTAACTCTTCCATATTTTATGTCATTACTTTTTAAAAAATTAACGAAATTATATGCAACATCGTCAAGATTTTGATCATTTGTTGGATCAAAATCTTCAATTAATTGAAGAAACTTACTCATATATAATATTTATGTAAATAAACGCAGCTTATTAGAAAAATCATTGAAATAAACATCATTCAAATACACAAACCCATTTTTTTCTAAATATTTTTTAATTTGCTTGAATGATTTTACTTTCCTTTCTTGATTCAAGAAATTTATAATTTTAGTAACAGTATCACAACAGCCTATTTCCATCAATGTTGATATATTTTCAAGACTTTTGTAGTCCTCAAGAATAGTAATTCCAAATAATGTTTTTAATTTTAAAACTAGTTTATTTCTAAAATCATCTTTAGTTAAGATATTGCTGTAAAAATATAACTTTTCTTTATTTTCTCTAAATTTTACGTAATGAGTGAACGTTTTTATAAATTCATTCATGTAAATTTTTTTATTATCTCTATTTCTGAAATCAAAATTGATGGGTAGTGATAAATTATTTAAATAAACACAAAAATTATCATTGGTTTTTTTAAAAATATAATCAATATCCACCATTTCTTTATTTTCTTTTTCAAAAATTAATGAAACTGTTAAATTATTTGTATTTTTTTTAATAAAAGTCATTTAAAATTTATAATTTTTATATTTCTCCTCTAAAGATTTAGGAACGCTGTTAATTCTAACATTTATTATGCCATTGTATGAGCTTTTGTCAAATAGAACATTATATTTCATCTGTTCGTACATTTCTAAAAACTTCATTTCCCATTGATTTTCACACATGTGTAGAATTTTTCTTTCAAAATATTCCAAACCGTATGTTTCTATATCTTTTTTCAATTCTTCTGAACTTCCCCAATAAGAATCTACATTATTATCAACATAGTCTATTCTATTTCTCTTTTTACCTTTTAATGGTTTTCTTTTTATTCTTTTTAATATTTTTTTACATCCAATATAAT